AACTTCCGGCGCAGTATTGCCGGGGGTATCGATGTCGATCAGGCGACCCAGAACCTTGCGCAGTCGATCCGGCCGAACGAGGAGGTTCGATCGACGCTGCAGGCATTGGCCGCTCAATATCAAGAGAACATCGGCAAAGTCAGTGTCCTGGGTGACCAGATCAGCACGCTCAACGGTGTGATGACCGGGGCCAAGGCGGCGGCGGAAGGCGTCAGCCAGGGGCTAAATAGCATTCAGCCACCTAGCCAGGCGGTGATAAGCGCTTGGGAAAAGCGCATCGAAACGCTGGGTGAGCAGGCTGCGAAGCTCAAGGATTCGAGCGAGCTGGGCGAGATCAATCGTCAGGCAGGCCGCGATAACCTTACACAAACTGCGGAAGGTAAGGCCCTGTTGGCCCGTGCCCAAGCCGCCGCACAGGCCAAGGACGCCGAAGAGAAAGCCAAGAAAGCCCGAGAGGATGGGGCTGCCAAAGCGAAGCAGCAGGCTGCAGCCGCAGCCCGGCAAGCCAAGCAGTTGGAGGACAGCTATTCGCGGACTCTGCGCACGCTTCAGGAGCAAGCTGATGTTCATGGCAGTAAGACCGAGTTGGCCAAAGTCGAGTTCGAGGTCAGCAAAGGGACGCTGAGTAAGCTGGACCAGGCCAAGAAGACAGAGCTCGAACGGGCAGCGATTGCTGTCGATCACCTCAACACGCAAAAGGCCTACAAAGATCTGCTTGAGCAGGTTAAGCGTGGTGAGGATGGCTTGCTGGTGACGACTCGCCAGCGTTATGCCGAGCTGGACCGGCTGAATAAACAGGGCGGCCTCTCTGCCGATCAATATCGGGATGGTGCAGATCGTATCTCCAAGGCATCCGTCGGAAAGGCCCCAAAGTTCGCCGGTCTCGACGCGTCAGTAGGAGGGCCTGGGAGTGAGCTGATCAAAGTTGCGCAGGCCGACAAGGAGTTGTCCAAGTGGCATGACAAAGAGCTCAAGCGGCAGGAGGAACTGCACAACGCCAAGCTGATCAGCGAGCAGCAGTACCTGGACCGCGTGGCTGAGATCAACCTACAGAACAACGATAGGTTGGGCTCGATTCAGGATGCCTACAAGTCTGCATCGTTGGCAGTCTTCGCCGATCTCACCGGCAATGCTGCTGACATGATGAAGCAGATGGCGGGTGAGGGCTCGGCGGCTTACAAGGTGCTGTTCCTTGCGAGCAAAGCGGCAGCGATCGCACAAACCATCGTCAGTACCGAAGTGGCAGCAGCGAAGGCGCTGGAGCTCGGCCCAATCATGGGGATCCCTGCCGCATCGCTTATCCGTGGCTTGGGGTATGCCTCGGTCGGGATGATCGGGGCAACCACGATCATGGGTATGGCGCATGACGGCATCGATAACATTCCGAAGGAAGGCACCTGGCTGCTGCAGAAAGGCGAGCGGGTAGTGGATGGTCGTACCAACAGCGACCTGAAACGCTTTCTCAGTCAGTCCCCTGCCCAGGGCAGCAACGTGTCGGCGTCCCAACAGGCTCCGCAAATCCATATTCACATCAACAGCGATGGCTCCGGTGGGGAAGTTGTGGCCACGGATGGCTATGCGGCGATGGGGCAGGCATTGCTCGCCACAGTTCGGGAGGAAATGCCCAAGGTCGCCCGGGGCGTGATCATCAAGGAAAAAGGCCAAAACGGCCTGCTCGATCCCAGCAATAGGAGGAATGGCTGATGCCAGAAGTTTTCAACTGGTCTCCCCGGGTTGGTGCTTCGGGTGATGTCCAGCCCGATGTGCTGACCTCGCAGTACAACAACGGTTACAGCCAGCGCTTGTCGGTCGGCATCAACAACTTGGTCGGCACCTATGCAGTGTCGTTCACGGGGGGCGAGGCCTACATCAAGGCAATCAGGGACTTTTTCAAGCGGCACAAGGGCGCAAACCACTTCCTGTGGACGCCGCCGCTTGAAGACCAAGGCGCCTACATCACCACTGGTGGCTGGCAGCTGCAAAGCCACGGCAAGAAGAAGTACACCATCAGCACCACTTTCGAACAGGTATTCGCTCCATGATCACACTGGATGACCAGAGGCTTGAGCCTGGCGCATTGATTCAGCTGATTGAACTGGATGGCGAAGCGCGGGGTATGGGCATTTTGCGGTACCACGCTCACCGGCAATCGACTCCGATCATCTGGAAAGGTCAGGCTTATCAGCCCAGGCCATTCGAGGTCGGCGGCTTTGGCCGTGGCACCGAGGGCAATACCAGTACACCCATGCTGAAACTGGGCAACCTGGATGGCGTCATCACCGCGTTGTGTGTTCAGTTCCACCACTTGGTTGGTATCAAGGTCACCGTTCGCGAGACCTACGCCAAGTATCTGGATGCGGCCAACTTCCCCGGTGGCAACCCCTCTGCCAGCGACCAGGAACGTACCAGCATCTCGTTTATCAACGTGCCGACCAGCATCAGTCGCCAAGAGATCGTGTTTGGCCTGGCACCGCCGACTTCGGTGAAAGGGCAGATGCTCCCGGGCGGTTTGATCATGAACCGTTGCGAGTGGTGTTTGTGGGGCGAGTATCGCGGCCCGGACTGCAACTACACCGGTATCAAGATGTTCGATGTCGACGGCAACCCTGTCGATGATCCGGCGCTGGACCGGTGCGGCGGTCGCTTGAGTGACTGTAAGAAGCGTCACGGCGAGAACAACCCCTTACCTTTTGGTGGCGTCCCTGGCGCCGGTTTGGTGTGACCATGAACAAAACTTTGTTGAAGCAGGTGCAGGCTCACGCACAGGCTGAGTTGCCCCGTGAATGTTGCGGGGTGGTGATTCGGGAGCGCGGACGGCGGGTGTATGTGCCGTGTCGCAATGACGCCCAGACGCCAAGTGAGCACTTCATCATCAACTCTGAAGATCAGTGCGCGGCCGAGGATCGGGGCGAGATTGTCGAGATCGTGCACAGTCATCCGAACGCGCTGGCCACGCCCAGCATGGCCGATCGCGTCAGTTGTGAGCTGCATGGTGTGCCCTGGTTCATTCTGGGCTGGCCAGGAGGCGACACCGCAACCATCAAGCCGGAGGGCTACCAAGCCCCGCTGTTGGACCGTGAGTTTCACCACGGCATTCTCGATTGCTATGCCTTGGTGCGTGACTGGTACGCCCGGGAGTGGGGTATCGACCTGCCGAACTTCCCGCGCCGGGATGGCTGGTGGGATAAGGGTGAGAGCCTGTACGAACGCTACTGTGATGAGGCCGGATTCTACCGGGTCTCTGACCTGCGCAAAGGTGACCTGGTCGTGATGCAGATCGCCGCCCAGGGCGGCGCCATGCCGGAAGCTCCCAACCACGCCGGGGTTTACCTGGGCGACGGGCTGCTTTCGAGCGTGCCGGATCTGCATGCGGCGCCCGGCACTTTCCTGCATCACCGCTACGGCAAGAAGTCTTCCCGGGATGTGTACGGCGGGATGTGGGCAGAGCGCACCGTGATGATTCTTCGGCACCAACGAGCACCGGAGGACACGTGATGGCTATGCCTGTACCCACACCTGCCTTGCCGCCAGTTGTTGCGGTTCGTCTGTATGGCGTTTTGGGATCGCGCTTTGGCCGGGTTCATCACCTGGCCGTGGCTTCCTGTGGTGAAGCCATCCACGCCCTGTGCGTAATGCTCCCGGGGTTTCGACGCTTCCTGCGCCTTGGCCATGAGCGCGGCCTGGAATTTGCGGTGTTTCGCGGCAAGCAGAACCTTGGTGAAAGCGAACTCGAAATGCGCTCGACCCAGGGTGACGATATCCGTATTGCACCGATTGTGGTCGGCAGCAAGTCGGGTGGTTTGTTCTCAACCATCGCTGGGGCCGTCCTGATCGGTGTTGGCCTAATCACTGGGCAATATTGGCTAGCGGCTATTGGTGCTGGCCTGATGCTGGGCGGTATTGCTATGAACATGGCGCCGTCTCCCGCTGGCCTTCTGGGCGAGGAGGGGGACGGCAACAAATCTTCCTATGCCTCTGGTGGTGCTGTCACCACTACGGCTCAGGGCCGATGCAAGCCGCTGCTCTACGGCGAGCGTGATATAGGCGGGGCGCTTGCCTCAGCCGGTATCTATGCCGAGGACCAGGTCTAGAAGACGCAGATTCATCAAGCCGCCTCCGGGCGGCTTTTTATTGCCCGGAGGAAATCAGGGGCGAAG